TTCCGGCTGGTCAGACGGAAGCCAGATTGCAGTTGACTTTTATAAATCCAGTTCGAGAACTTTACATTGTTATTCAGAGAGCCTCGGCATTTGCAAACAATGAGTTGTTCAATTACACAAGTAACACTGGAACTGATATGTTGAACAATCTTCAACTTGATTTCAACAATGAGACTCGAATAATGCCAGATATTGCCAACGCCTTGTACCTCAGGAGAGCGCAGCCTCTCGCCTTTCACTCTCGATCACCAACACGATTCATTTACTCGTACAGTTTCTCACTGTTCCCAGAAAATGCTGAACCATCAGGACAGACGAATATGAGTCGAATCATCAACAAGCTTCTTACTATTAACATTTATCCTCAGAGTGAAGATGTTGAAATCAGAGTCTACGCAAGGAGCTTTAACATTCTCAGAGTGTTTAACAACATCTCTGGAGTTATATTTATAGATAACAACTTCTTCTAGTGTAACAAGACTATGAATCCAGGAGAAGACGACAAGTTTGCAGCAGATATAATCAACAGTGCTATCGAGATAATGAAACCTGTTATGGAGTCGGCGATTGTTTTGGGGAGTCACTACGCCAAGGGGTGTGGTCGTGACACTGTGACAGCGATGGATGTCGCCTACAGTATGCGATACTGCGCGATGAACTTGGTTGGTAAGCAGATTGGGTCTCTGTTCCCAGAGATTTATGAAGAGTCTGATTCTGAATCAGAGTGGGAGACTGATTCTGATCAGGAGGAGGTTGAGGAGGAAAAGTTTACGCGGTACGAGGGTACCGAGGAATTGCTCAACAACATCAACAAGGCGTGGGACACGTGGAGTACGTGGGAGCCTCAGTCCCCAGCAGAAAGAATGCTGAAGAACGCCATCGAAAAAAGTGGTTGATATGGTTATCTATGGAACCATACAATGGCAAGGATATTGCCCTATGGAAAACAGTAGAGTCGTCTTCATCGTCAGGAGTAGACTCGGATGATGATGAAGATGAGAGTGGTGATGAAAAAAAGACCCCAAAGGGTTTCTTTTATTACAAGAAGAAGGTTCCGATTAAAAAAATATTCAAAGTTGTTCTTGTCAAAGAAGAATTGTTACCAGAATAAATTTTCTAATGTACTATTAAAATGAACGCTCTCTCTGTTGGTGCCATTCAGCTCGAGACCCAGTCCCTCAATGCCATTGTCGCGGGTTTCAGCTTTGCATCCGCCATTGCGTGGATGGATGCCGTCCGCTGGGTTATCTCCCAGGTGATCAGCACCCCCAAGACGAGCGGGTCGTACTTTTTCCTGACCGCCCTCGCCACAACCCTGATGTCCATCTTCGTGTACTTTGTGCTGTCGATGATGTCCAAGCGCGTCCTTCCTCCCCAGCAGCCAGTGTACGCCGTTACCCGATAAGCATCAAGAACCCCAGGAACAGAACAACAGAAACGATTATATAAATCATCATATTGTTTGGTGGCCCTTCGGGTTCCTTTATAGGTTCGGGAAGTTCGTCAACCTCTGCATAGGGCTGAACGTTCAGGAAACGATCAGTTTCACACGTAAACTCAAATTTTAGCATATGATTCGTAACCCCGAAATCATATGGTATGAGCTTTGTTCCGTTGTTCCAGTACATTCGAATTCGCATCGAGGTAATGTTGAGATCTGGGGGAGTCGCGTACTCTATATAGCTGTCTTGGGGCGTGTACTGAAACACTGAACCAATCGAATTGAGAGGAATTCGACCCATATAGGTTGGAAGAAGTTGACCACACGAACTCGTATCATAGGTGTTTTTTCCAAAACTAAACGTCCCACCATCAATGTACGATGACTGTATGAGATCTTCACTTCCACATGTTAATCGAAGAAGTAGAGCAGTTGGACCAGCGAGATCTATACAGTTTGATGTAAGTGTTCCGTTTGTCGAGGACGCATCGAGACCCGTGAATCCTAATATGTTTGCGGGAGGCCCGACAGTTGAAGAGGTTGAGTACCCATTTGAACCGGTGAAAAACTTGAATGTGAAATTATTTCCAGTTCCAATGTTCGAGTACGTGAGTGTGTTCGAGTACGAATTAAACGTGACAATGGTAACATTTGTTCCAATGAGGGCTGTTTGGAGACCGGTTGCCAGCGCAGCGCCATTCGCGTACGTCCCTTTTGGAAGAACAATCGTTGTACCATCAAGTTCAAATTGGCGGTTCCCGGGGTTTATGAGTTGCTGACAGTTTACCAAACGGGCGTTCATCAGTCGAACCTTTGACACTCTATAAAGCGGCAAATTCATCGTAACTGTGTAATCATTTGGTAAAGGGTACAGTGTGAGATCACGTTCTCCAGAATCGATATCAACAATCTTGGGACCCATTAAAGTAAAGGGTCTTTTTATTTATTTAGAAATGCTGTGCGCGAGCGGGTTGTTTGAGAGCTGATTGACGGCAATATTGAGGCTGCGCGTGCCTGCGTAGGGGTTGTACTGACCCTTGAACTTGTTATCTTCCTGGTACCCGAGTGGCATGTACTGCTGACCTGCGCTGGCAGTTGGTCCACGGGGTCCAATAGGCTGCGGGCACGTTTGCTGGCGAGCCTGGGTGATTTTCCCGGGGTTTCCGAGCATCACATTCATACGACCACCAGCCGGACCGGCGCGATCGAGCTGACTACGCTTGTCATCTGGGCGAATATCGTTTGCAGTGGTTGTGTACGCGCCGACAAAGTTTGTGATTCCGGGTGCGGCGTTGTCGACGTGGAAAAACTGGGAATCGTTCATATCCGTCTTGTTGCGCGTTGGGTCCTGGGACACCTCCCCCATAGGCACGAAGCGCTTGGCTGGGGCATAGCTGAGACCGTCCGTTCGTTGCGTCGTCTCCGAACGATTGGTCTGGCGCTTGGTCTTCTCGTACCGGGCGTGGCTCGTGGCTGCTGATATCGTGTCTCCCTGGCCCTGGGCTCTCGATTTCGTGGCTGGGTGACGAACTGGCAGATACGCAGTCTTTTCGGGTCTGTTATGGGCCACGTTACCCCACGGTTGATTACCCGACCAAGTTGGTGCGATACCGCCCGCAAGTGCGGTACCATCGCGAGGTCCGGCGCGACCGGGGAGCTGAGTCAGTCGGTACGCTCCGACGTTGTTTGGGAGTACGCGGTACACCTGCTGGTACCCGCCAACCGCGGGGACATCCGCGCCAACCCCGAGACCAGGGCCAACCAGAATCTTATCAGTGGGTGAAATGTTATTCTGCTGATTTGAAATGTACATTCGTTCAGTAAAAGCTTGAGCGGGGTTTGTCATTCCGAGAGCATATGTCGTGTTCGGGGCAATGTCTCCAAAGTTGCCTTGGGCTGGCGCGACTTCAAACTTTTCTTTTTTGCTCTTCATAAGATCTGCAAACGACTTGATGGCGTCTTGTGGAACCAAAGAAGGATCGTACATTGGTGAAACTTTTTTGGGCGTCGACTCCTGAGGAAGTTCTGGTGTGGTTTCGCTTAATTTTTTGGCAACAAAGGCCAGTCCAAGAACCGCCGCAATGGTAAATGGTTCAGCCATCCTCTACAAACTGTTGATATTTTATTTTGTTGAGTCAATTTCACCTACGCCCGTAACGATTTATGAACATTGCATTCTGCTCTTCGGCGCGGGAACTGGCTGGATCAAACTTCATAACACGAAGAGGACCAGCACACTTCATATCTTGCCAAGGAAACGTCTTGTTTTTGTACGTCTCGACATAGGTTTTCCGAAACTGTGTTGTGGCTTGGGGACGAAGTGCGTCGTCAATCATAACCAGATCGTTTGGGGCACCCTTTCCAGCCATGTACGGCGCCGTTCCGTAAATCATTGTGCTCGGGCGGCAGCAGTACTTGAGCTCGGACGGAACAGGGTACTCGAACACAAAATCACTTGCACAGGGTTTTGGGACAACGCCCGGGTCAACATTATTAAGTCCTGGCTGAAGCTGATACGCCATTTTACTATAATCTGGGAAATTATATTTAAGAAAATCTTGGAGCACCAGACATATCGAGACCGGCAAGAGATTCCAGCTGGACACCTCTCATATTTGGATCGCACTTGGACGGATCATCGCGGCACAGTGGGGCGAATTTGGGACCGTAGCACCACTCTGCAAATCCAGTCTGATCACTTGGAATGGTGGTTGGTGGAAGAGTCACCCACTGACGACCCGCAGCCCTCTGCTGAACTTCTGGGTCTGGGTCACGAGAACGACCCGCGTCAAACGGAATTGTATCATCCAGAAGAGTTGAAACAAATGGCTTTACTGTGTTGTAGTCGCACGCAGGGGGGCGATTCGGATTTGTGTTGTAATCGGACAACAGAACATTCCCCATCGGATTATCATATGTCGGAGCCTGGCAGGTTCTCGAATACGACTGGTCACCAAACTGAACTGGCAACGTGTACGCAGAAGACTTTACAAAACCCCCTTTATAAAGGAAAAACATAACCCCAAGAATCATAGCAGCCAGAACGAAAACACGAATGTCTCGCTTTATAAGGTACACCACACACGTACCATAAATTATAAAGCGCGTGGCTGCATTGATACGGTCAGCTGGCGCCTGTGCCATTGTGGGCCAAAATTGAGCAATTTTATCAGTCCTGAAAAGTGCCAAAGGATCGTTGAACCAAGCTTCGGAGCTCCCCATTTCTATACTAATAGATTAGTTTTTGTTAAGGAGATTGCCAAAAAGTCCTGACATTCCTGACAGACTCGACATAAACGCCTTTTCGTCGAGCGGGGCGCCACCCTCACCACCCATCGCACCCATCTTCTCTGCACACTGCTTGGCGATAACCTCAATCATATCCATCGTCTCTGGTGGGATGGTCGTAATCGTGGTCCCGAGCATATACAGAGTCTGAAGGTACTGCCAAATGGCATCCTTGGTCTTCTGGGACAACTCTGGGGTCCAATTCGCGTGGAGATTGAGCTCCTCAACAATAGCCGGGAGCTCCTGACCCGCTGGGACATTCATAAAAAAGGAATCATCCTTCTTCATAATGAATTCAGAGTACGGCTTGA